ATGACGGAAATCGATCTGCTGAAACGCTCCAGTTTTGAGTGGGTTGACCTCTTCGACACCGAGGATGCGCTTCTGGCGACGGGCTTTTCGGCCTGGGGCGGGATCTTCTGGCTCGAGGGCCTCTGGTACAGTATTGGCGGCGCACGCGGTGTGCAGCCACAGCTGCTGGGGATCGGCGAGCGCAGCGTCTGTCTCGCGCAGGCCGATGACTGGCTGAACGATCACGAGACTGACGAAAGCGCCTTCAAGACGCGCGCCTGGCTGAACCAGCCCGCCACGGAAAAGCAGCTGCAATATCTGACGCCTGCCGCGCGCAGCGATTTTGGCCTGACCCGCTACAAGGCCTCAGCGCTGATGACCTTCGGGTTCAACAAGCGCGCCATTCGCGGGTTGATCACCAGCGCGGCCCCAACCGCGCGGGAGGCCGCATGAGCCATGTCGCGCAAATCGCATCCCCGTCCACAGAGGCTGCGGATCGCCCGGGCTTTGATCGCCTGTGGCATCCGCGCGGCACGCTCTGCGCCGTCTGCACATCCCGCACCCGCGGCTTTGGTTGGTTCGATCCGAATAGGCCGCGCGGCAAACGCACATACCGCTGGTTCTGCTCAATGCAGTGCCAGGCAGCCTTCACACAAAAAGCCAGGAAAGGAATGAACATGGCAGAGATAACCGAAGAAGAAGCAATGGCGATGCCTGCCGTCATGCGCGCGCTCGCCCCCGAGATGGAGCGCATCGGCTGGGACCGGCCGTTGGGTCAGCTCACCCAGCACGACATGCATCAGCTGATCGTGATCATCATCGCTGCATTCCGCGCTGAAATGGCTCTGATCGCCAAGGATACGGAGATCCCATTCTGATGATAGACTATAATCACAGGCCCAGCTTTGCCGACAAGGTGAACGCCGCAGTCGACGCAAACCTGACCGCTGACAATGCTGCTCGCATCCCACGCGATTATCTCGGCGGCTCGCGCCTCGGCCACGCTTGCGAGCGTGCCCTGCAATTCGAGTTCACGCACGCGCCCAAGGACGAGGGGCAGGACTTCTCCGGCCAGCTGCTGCGCATCTTCGCCATTGGGCACGATCTGGAAGATCTCGCCATCCGCTGGCTGCGCGGCGCGGGGTTCGAGCTCTACACGCAAAAGGGCAACCACCCAGATGGCGGCCAGTTCGGGTTCTCGGTCGCAGGCGGGCGCATCCGCGGTCATGTCGATGGCATCTTTGCCGCTGGACCAGAAGGCTTCGGGCTCGCCGTCCCGGCACTCTGGGAATGCAAGACCATGAACGCCAAGAACTGGCGCGCCTGCGTCAAGGACGGGGTGAGCAAATCGAAGCCCGTCTATGCCGCCCAGATCGCAGTCTACCAGGCCTACATGGAAGCAAGCGTGCCTGGCATCAGCGCGGCACCCGCCGTGTTCACCGCGATCAACAAGGATACCGCCGAGCTGCACCACGAGCTTGTGCCCTTCGACGCCGACCTCGCGCAGCGGATGTCCGATCGCGGCGTCCGGATCCTGCAAGCCACTGACGCAGGTGAGTTGCTGCCGCGCGTCGCCGCCAATCGCGACTTTTTCGAATGCCGGTTCTGCTCCTGGGCAGAGCGGTGTTGGGGGCTGCCGACATGACGGATGCCCCAAAGGACCCGCCCGACACCCCAAATGACACAGAGGATGCCAACATGAGCACCAATCACGACGACCCTCAAACCCCATCGGATGACCTATCCTCCGAGACGCCCAAGGAAAATCTCGTCCATTTCAATCCGTGGCGGGACTTCAACGATGCCGCGCCACAGATCGATGTGTTTGGTGATGAACCGGACCCCGAGCAGATCGCCCAGTTCATGGAGGTGGTGTTCGGCTATTGCGACGGTCTGATCCCGGTCCGCAGCTTCATCGACAAAGGCCAGGGCATCGATGGCCGCCCGCATAACATCTGGATCGATGCCGGTGAAAACGTCACCGACAAGATGACCACCTTTGCCAACTGGGCGGCACGCGAAGGGGCTGCTGTCTATGTCATCCCCGGCTCTGTCGCCGAGCAAGGACAGGCCAAGGCGGCCGACATTCAGCAGATGCAGGCTGTGGTGGTTGATATCGATACCGGCGATATCGCCGCCAAGCGGGCCCATCTCGAACGTCATCTCGGCCCACCCACCATGGTAGTGGAAAGCGGCGGTGTGACGCCAGAGGGCCAGCACAAGGCGCATGTCTGGTGGAAACTGACCGAGCCTGCCGAGGGCAGCGACATCGCGCGCGTGACCCGTATCCGCGGTGACATTGCCGCCAAGGTCGGCGGCGATATGCATTTCCGCTCAGCGCATCAGCCCATCCGCGTGGCAGGCTCGGTCTATTACAAGAACAGCCTCAAGACGCAGGTGCGCATCGTCACGCTGAACGCCGAACTCGAGCGTGATCTGGGTGAGTTCACGGAAGCCGTCACCGACATGCCACCCGCGCCGGGCGTGTCGCTGCAGCCGGACTTTACCGCGCCCGACAAGCCTGCCGTCGATGATGTGCTGGTCACCCCGGTGCGCGAGAGCGCGCAGGATGACTGGTCGCGTTTCGAGGGGGCCTCGGCCGCCATCGGGTATTTCATCCGCATGGTGCATGAGGGCCGGATGTCGAAAGACGAGGGCTGGGAGGGCATCTGCGGCTACAACGCCGCAATGCTGCGGCCAGAGTGGTCAGTGGAGCGGCTCAAGCGCGAGTCCGAGCGGCTCTGGGCCCGGCATGTCGAAAAATACGGACCACCCTTGATCCGTCTCGACAGCGCCGCGCCTGCGCCCAATGAGATGCCCGCCTTCACGCTTGGCGCGCTGCTGGACGATGACAGCCCGATGCCCGCGGATATCATCGCACCGCGCGTTCTGACGCCGGGTGGGCTGCTGGTGCTGGGTGGTGCGCCCAAGGTCGGCAAGAGCGATCTGCTGATCTCCTGGCTGGTGCACATGGCCGCGGGCGTGCCGTTTCTCGACTTCACACCGCCGCGACCGCTGCGCGTGTTCTACCTGCAGGCCGAAATCCAGTACCACTATCTGCGCGAACGCATGAAGCAGATTACCCTCCCGAAAGAGGTGCTGACCGGCGCGCGGGACAATCTGGTCGCCACGCCAAAGCTAAACCTTCTGCTTGATGTCGAGGGCAGCGTCCGTGTCGCACAGGCCATCATGCGGTCATTCCCGGCCGAGCCGGTCGACATCATCTGCATCGATCCGATCCGCAATATATTTGACGGCGGACCCGACGGCGGCGGCGAAAACGACAACACTGCGATGATGTTTTTCCTCAAGGAAAGGGTCGAGGTTCTGCGCGATCACATCAACCCAGAGTGCGGTGTGATCCTCGCGCATCATACCAAGAAGCTCAGCAAGCAGCAGGTCAAGGATGACCCGTTTCTGGCACTATCAGGTGCCAGTGCCCTGCGGGGCTTCTATACATCAGGGCTGATCCTGCACCGGCCTGATGAAGAAAACCCACAGCGCAAACTGGAGATCGAGCTGCGCAACGGACCAGCGCTGGAGTCCAAGATCATCGACAAGGTCAAGGGTGAATGGACCGAGATCAACCCGATGAACGAGCGGCTTGTACGCCAAGACTCTGGCGCAAAACACGACGCTGAACGGGATCGAAAGGGCGGCGTGATTGTCCATATGCTCAGTGAGCAGGCTGAACAGGGAAAGATGTTCACGCTCAGCCAGTTCGCGGCTAGCTTCGAGAACAAGGGCAGCCTTGGAGGTCAGACCAGCATCCGGGAACGCCTGCATGTGCTTGCCACCAAGGGCCATGTGAAGTTCGTGCGCGGTGAACAGATCAAAGAGCTTGGCCTTAAGCGGAACCGGTCCAAGTTCGGGTATCTCTGCGTCAAAAATATGCACCTGCGGACCGACCGGGAAGTGGTCGACGACGAGACCGGCGAGGTGTGCCCGGCCTTCATTCGGGTGCTCCCGTCCGACTACATGTGCCCCCAATCTGGAGCAATCTTGCCGGTTGAGAACCCGGACGTCTGGGTCGATCAAGACGGGGATGAGGCATGAACCCGGCACCCCAAAAGAGCCTGTCCAAGAACACGGATCGTCCGTGTTCTTGCCAAAACACGGCCCGTGTTCCTGGTGCCCGTGTTCTGTGTTCTGGAATTCGTATTGCAAAATCAAAGCGTTACGCCGGAACACAGAACACGGATTGCGGTCTGACATTTTCCAATCCGTGTTCTGGAAATCCACATTTATTTTCAATGACTTACACAGGAACACAGAACACGGAATTTCCTACCCTAAGGGGTAGGTGTTCTCCCCGCTTAAGGCGGGGGAGACACCACCCACCCCTGGGCATTTTTTGGGGGCCAAAGTTTTGACCCAGAACAATCCGACGACGGCGGCCAGTACCGCCAAGCATCAACCGCCGTCGTCTTCCACCCGAGCAGCCCACCAGAAGAGGAGACCACTCATGGCTGATATGACTCTCGCCAGCGCCAATCTCGGCGCAACCCCGAAAACGCCCATGCCGCCTGCACAGGGCCCACGCACCATCCTAGCCCTTGATCTAGGTACGACCACCGGCTGGGCCATCCGCGGCTTTGACGGCCTGATCACCAGCGGCACTGTCAGCTTCAAACCTAGCCGATATGACGGCGGCGGCATGCGCTATCTGCGCTTCACCAACTGGCTGACGGAGATCGACCGGCTCAGCGGTCCGATTGAGGCGATCTATTTCGAAGAAGTGCGTCGGCACGCAGGCACCGACGCAGCCCATGTCTTTGGGGGTCTGCTGGCTGTCCTCACTAGTTGGGGTGAATTGCGCGGGGTGCCATACCAGGGCGTGCCGGTTGGCACCATCAAGAAATTCCTGACGGGCCAGGGCAACGCGAACAAGCAGGCGATGATCGACGCTGCCCGCCGTCGTGGCTTCAGTCCAGCGGACGACAACGAGGCAGATGCTATTGCGATCTTGCTTTGGGCGCTGGAGACGAACGGAGGTGCATCATGAGCGGCATGCGGTTCGCCCCAAAGGGGTACGGCGGCAACCGCCGCGATCCCGACCAGATCAAGCGCGATGGCTGGCAGGAACAGCAGATGCTGGCTGTCAGCGTCGATGATTACAGGCTGACCTGGCCAGAGCGCGAGCTGGTCCGTCAGCTTGGCGAAAAGCTTTATGGCAAGCTGCCCGCGGTGCGGGAGGTGCGCAATGGCCGATGACTGGACCCGCGCTATGGTGGCTGACCGGCTGGACCTCGCGGCGGACGTGATGCACAACCTGCCGCCGGTACGCCCGCAAGGCTATGTCAGCGCCTGGCCCGAGTACGTGCACGGCTTTGCTGACCAAGTCGAACAGGAGCCGAAGATGCGTCGCCCTCTGCCATCCCCGCGGATGATCACGCAAGCCGATGAGGCGATGCTCTGGCTGCGGTGGGTGGACAAGGACATCGGGCAGATCCTTTGGGCACGCGCCAACCGCAAGGCGTGGAAGGGGATATGCTGGCAGCATGGTATCAGCCGGGCCACGGCCAGTCGGCGGCACGAGTATGGGCTTGCCGTGATTGTTTGGCGCTTGAACGGCCGAACTGTGCCGGGCAACCGGTCGATGGAGTTCGTGATTGAGCGGACGGCTTGATCTTGCGGGGCGGTCTCGCTATGGCCGCCCTGTGAACTCCCTTCGGTCCAGCTGGGCACCTTTCAGCGGGACATCGGAAGGCGAGACATTCACTGAGCGAGAGGCTAAATAAACAATATGCTCGAAGTCGTGCGCGTGGGATGCATGACCTCGTTGATAGCGAGTCGACGTAGGTCCAGCCTGTCATCCTCTGCGTTTTGGTGCCCTTGCCGTTCTTGAGACAACCCGGGACGTTGACCATGTTTATGATGAGTGCGACAAATCGGCTAGGCAAAACTGAAACTCTGGAGGTGACGCCGTGACCTCTAAAGACATATTATCAAGTGCCGAGGCAGCTCGTCGCCTGTCGTTTAAGCGCGGTTATGCTCGCGAGGCGATGTCACTAGCACGCAAGAAACCGGCCGATGTTCCCGATATTTTTTTAAAAATAAGGGAAATCCGACCCAGTCTTAAAGCCCGTATACGATTGATCAAGCAAATCAAGAAAATGCCAGGCGTTATTACCGGTTCTTATGCATCATCTGGGACCGTCCGAGTTGTCTACAGAGAAGTAGTCGCAATGCAGACCCAGCATGAAGAACAGGAGCTTTTTGCAGAAAATGTGCTCTTATATTCCGTCGTCATTGCTGAAACCACACGCACAACACGTAGCTTGCAGATTGCAAGGGTCAGCTTGAATTATCATGCCCTTGAAAGGCTGATTGAACGTAGCGATTGTGAAATTGGCCCAGGCTTTCTTGAGCTGATTGACCAAGAAGCGAACCATATACTCAAGGAACTGGCGCGTGATGAGCCCATTACGCACAATGAAGACGAATTCATACGATCGAGCTTCTGTGGCGTTTGGGCAGGAAGCATTGATGCCTCAAGGCCTGACCCTGAATGGTTTGCGGGTGAAGCAGACCAAAAAGCCCCGATTTTTTCCGTCCGGACATTTCTCAGCCCCGATGAAATGCATCCGTACATTTGGATGAAATGGAATGACGGTGCCGCTCTTAAACCAGCTAAATAATTAACTCCACAGACCGATCAGATTGAAAATATTAACACACGTAGGTGTCAGGAAACGAAGCCTCCAGCACGGCCTGGCAGTGCCGCGCAAGCGGTCGATGAAGTATGTTATCCAGCGGATCGCTTGAGTGATCGGGGCTGCGGAGAACGCCACCGCCCTGTCAACCCCTCTCGTGCAGGTGAGACACTTTTTGGTGAGACACTTTAATCTGTGACAGATCCAGATCGAGAAGCTATAAAAACGATAAGATGATCGTCGTGTGGCTAAAAGCGCCAAGTCGATTTGAACGGGTTTGTAGGGTCGCAAATGGTAACCGATTGTTGGAAAAAACTGTCTCCACTCAGATTTTGCGCCGCTTAACCCATTGATATTGAACGGGTCCTTCCTGTTTCTAACCGTATACGGGGGGGCGCAGCGCGACGCTTTCCCAGTGACACCGCCGAAAACACCCGTTTCGTTTCGGTTTGCGCGCAAGCCTAATAAAACATAGGGCTGACGGCCCCTAAACCCCGGTTGAAACGAAATGGCCCTCTGACCCCATTTCGTTTCGCGGGCCAGACCCGTTTCGTTTCGGGACCAACATCAGGAAACACCGATGGACGTTATCGAACTGCCTCTTGGGCAGATCATTCCTTATGCGCGCAACCCACGGCGCAACGAGCAGGCCATCGCCACGGTCGCAGCGTCGATCCAGGAATTTGGCTGGCGGCAGCCCATCGTTGTCGATGAGGCAATGGTCGTCTTGGCTGGGCACACGCGACTGGAAGCGGCGCGCAAGCTCGGTCTTCAATCCGCACCGGTGCATGTTGCCAAGGGGCTGACCGAGGCCCAAGCCCGCGCCTTCCGGATCATGGACAACCGTTCTAGCGAAAACGCTGAGTGGGACAAGGACCTGCTGAACCTCGAACTGGCGGACCTGCTGGAGGCTGATTTTGATCTGGGGCTGACGGGCTTCACCGACGACGAGCTGAACGCGCTGATGAACAGCCTTGATGCAGGCACAGGTCCGCAGGAGGGTGAGGACGACATTCCGGACACGCCAGAGGACCCGGTCAGTCGCCTCGGTGACCTCTGGATCCTTGGCAACCATCGACTGCTCTGCGGTGACAGCACCGTGGCGACCGACACTGAGCGGCTGTTCGGCACTGTGAAACCGCTGCTGATGGTGACCGATCCACCCTACGGTGTTGAGTACGACCCAAGCTGGCGGAACCAGGCGGGGGCAGCCAAAACCAAGCGCACCGGTAAGGTGCTGAACGATGACCGCGCAGATTGGCGAGAGGCCTGGGCGCTGTTTCCGGGTGATGTGGCCTACGTCTGGCACGGCGCGCTGCATGCGGCGACCGTGGCCGAAAGTCTCGAATCTGCAGGTTTCAACATCCGCTCGCAGATCATCTGGGCCAAGGAGCGGCTGGTGCTCAGCCGGGGCGATTATCACTGGCAACATGAACCGGCGTGGTACGCTGTCAAAAAGACCGGCAAGGGCCATTGGGCGGGTGACCGCAAGCAGACGACGCTGTGGCAGATCCCAAGCAAGGATCAGGATGCCAAGACGGTACACGGGACGCAAAAACCGGTGGAATGCATGCGCCGCCCAATCCTGAACAATTCAAGCCCGGGTCAGGCGATCTACGAACCATTTATGGGGTCTGGCACCACGCTGATTGCAGCCGAGACCACAGGCCGCGTCTGCTACGGGATCGAGTTGAACCCCGCCTATGTCGATGTAGCCGTGGAACGCTGGCAGCAGTTCACCGGCAAGGACGCCGTTCTCGCGGGCTCGGACGAGACGTTCAACACGATCAAGACCAAAGACGATTGAGGCATGAATGACCTGGCTTTACCTTCCTCCGGACGCGTTTCCAGAGCCGCAGACGCATGCCTGTTCGGCCTCTCGCTGTGCTCCGGCGCAGGCGGGCTCGACCTCGGGCTCACCATCGCCATCCCCGGATATCGAACTGTGGGCCATGTCGAGCGGGAAACCTTCGCCGCAGCCACTCTCGTGGCGCGGATGGAAGACGCGACCTTGGATTACGCGCCTGTCTGGGACGACGTTGCCAGCTTCGACGGCCGCCCTTGGCGCGGCGCGGTGGACATCGTCACTGCGGGATATCCGTGCCAGCCGTTTTCGGTTGCGGGCAAACGCCTTGGTACCGAAGATCCACGCCACCTCTGGCCGCACGTTGCACGGATCATCGGCGAGGTTGAGCCGCCCTTCGTCTTCCTCGAGAATGTCGCCCATCATCTCCGCCTCGGCTTCCCCGAAGTCGCCAGCGGACTGGTCGGCATGGGCTACAAGCTTGCGGCAGGCCTCTTCACGGCGGCGGAAGTCGGCGCGCCCCACAAACGCGAGCGGCTGTTCATCCTCGCCATCCGCCAGGGGGACGAATTGGCCGACCCCGCGCGCCTGCTCTGGAACCCGGTCGAGCGGCGGGAACCGGATCGAGATGTTGCGGCTTTGGCCGACGCCCCGTGCCAGCGCCAACGAGAACCGGCAGACGAAACCAACGCCGTCTCAGGAAGCAGGCAAGCATGGGATGAACCTAGCAACGAGCGCCGCGCTGTGGCCAACGCCGCAGACGGACAGCTTCCGGAGCCGCGGCGGCGACCGGAAACACGAAAAGGGTCTCGACGGCATGGCGCGGGACTGGCCGACGCCGATGGCGAACGACGGGTGCAAGCCGAGTGCTGGGAACCGCAAAACAGCGGATCTGACCCATGCCAGCCGCATGTGGATGACGCCGACAGCGCGGGATCACAAAGATGGCGCGACGACCTTGGCGAATACGCCGGTCAACGGGCTGCTTGGCCGCCAAGTCCTGGTGACGCCGATGGCTGGGCACGATACCTGCGATGTGCGCCGGACCTTGAACCCGCTGTTCGTCGAGGCGCTGATGGGTTGGCCCACCGGGTGGACCGGCTTCGCCTCTGTGGCAACGGCGTGGTCCCCTTGGTTGCAGCGCATGCGCTGCGAGCTCTCGCAGCTGAACTTCTGGCCGATGGATGAGGTGGCGGCATGAAGCAGTCACGCCTCATGTCGCTGGTCGAAACCGTCGCCAACGTGATCGTCGGCTACGGCGTTGCGGTCGTTACGCAGATCGTTATGTTTCCATGGTTTGGTATCGATGCCACTCTGCATGCGCATCTCACGATTGGATTAGTGTTCGTCGGGGTATCTTTGGCGAGAGGATACCTGCTGCGGCGGTTGTTTGAACGTTTCCGCCGTCACTAAAAAAGGGCCAGCGCAAGGCTGGCCCAGTCTGAGGCAGGTGAAGCGGCGCAGGCAGCACCACTTCGAGCAGTTGAGGTGTCATACAGGCGAAACCTCAAATACCAAAATCCGCATGCTGCAGGATTCTGCAAGGAACAGAGAGACCTGAGAAAGGCAGAGTCACCGGGAAGTCACACGTTGATGTTTTCAACTCGATACACGCGACCGCGTTGGTCGTCTTTTGTTGATGTGATCACCAACCCCAGTTTTTTCTTCAGCGCTCCAGACATTGCACCTCGAATCGTATGTGATTGCCACTGGGTTGCCACAGCAATTTCCTCGATGGTCGCGCCATCCGGCGTGCGCAGCATGGCGATTAGATTGGCTTGTTTGGTTCCCGCGCGCGGCGTGCGTGCCTTTGGCGCTGGCTTATCGATTGGTTCGACCGCCGCGTCCTCGGCCTCGATGCCGATGGCGGCAAGCCCTGCATTGGTGCCGACCAACGTGACGCCATGGCCGTCGCCGGTCTCGCGCCAGAGGGGCTCACCCTTGCGCATGTCCGCATCGACCTCTTCGATCAGCCCTTTGGCGATCATGGTGCTGACCACCTTGGCGGCGGCTCCGCCGCGCAGGCTGTCAGGCAGTGGCAGGGCAATGCGGTCCTCGTTTTGGGCGGCGCGCGACAGGATGATTGTCTGAGTGTCGGAAAGTTGGGTCATGCTGGTCTCCGGTGTTCGGGCAACGCAGGGTGCGCCGCCTCCTACCGGGTGAAGCCCGCCATGGCGGCGGGCTGTGCGTTTTGCCGAGCCTATGGGCTATTTCGCGTGTTCCCCCTCGCCAAAGGCGCTGTCGGTGATGCGCTTCAGCAAGCTGGCGTAGTGCTCGAGGGTGCCGACGTCGCCCCAGTTTATCTCGTCGGGATGGCTGTTGAAGTGGTCCGCGCTGAGCGCTTGTAGACGGGCGAGCATTTCGTCGATCTCGGCCTTCTTGCCGAGGAAGGCGTTCAAGGCGGCCTCCTTGTTCCGCGCAGCCTTCTCGGCGCGCAGCTGGTGGCGGGGCGTGGTGATCGGGTTCAGGCGTGTCATGGCGGTGTCTCCGTGGTGAGTTGCATGTTTTTCTTGTCACCACCTTCGCTCTTCAGTGTTGATTAACGTAGTCAAATCAGAGCCATAATATTGCTTTCTGATCATTCGGAGCGGTCGGTCGCGTCCACCCATGCGCCATCCTGCCAGACATAAAGGTAGCACAGCTCGCAGGTCGGATGTGGCAGGACGCGCGGGGCTCGTGGCGGATCGAAACAGTCCAGCGCGTCGGCGCGTACCTGTCGGATTTCGTTCGCGGCGAGGATATCGTCGGGCGTCCACCTCGCCAGCACGGGCAGCATGTGGCTGGGGTAGCCGTCGAAGTGGACATAGACATGGGCCCATACTTCGGGCCCGATCTGGATAGCGATCTGTGCGCGGGTGCTCATGGTCGTCCTCAGTCAGATCAGCTGCAAATCGGCCAGCGTGGCGCAGGCGGCAGCAAGCAGTGTGGTGGGCAGTTCGATCTTCAGATGCGAAATCACGTCGGAGGCTTCGGCGGTGATCCCGTCCTCGCGTAGTGCGGCCTCGATGGCGGCGGCCACGG